TAATCAAGCCAGTCTTGTACTGGCGGAAGATTAAGAGGTAGGCCTCGAGTTATGGCTGTAGTCATATCCAGCATTGGAGCGAACTCCGGCTGGAAGCTAGAGAGCCACCCATTCTTAGAATGGACAACGGCTCTGGAGTACCAGTCTCTAGTGATAGAGGCTCGTATCCCATGCTCCCATGGTATTCCATGGACAGTATCTTGAGGCTCAAGGCTAATTACCTTGCTGACTAGCGTGTTAATCCGTAAATACCTACTCCACTCCTCAACAGGAGGGTTGTAGATCCCTTGGCTAAACAGGAATACCAATTCGGCATCCTGCCAACTTCGGGAAACCTCACCAACAAGTGGGGTCCCCAGGTCGAGAGCGAGCTGTAGGTGATTGTTCACCGTGGCTTCTCTCCATTGACCTGGGCGGACCAACTGGTCGCGGCTAATAAAGAAGCCAGCGAACTCAGCAACACCGTTAGACGAATGGCATTTGTGCCAAGAAATTGGCACACCAGCGTCCTTCAGAATGGCCGTGTACATGTTGTACACGGATTCATCAGATATAACGACGTCGTCTCCTAGAATACGAAAGGTTTCTAGGGGGTCCATTCCCTCAACAACGCATATTCCCGCAAGAAGCAGGTTGTGCGCTAGAGAGAACATAGACATCGATGGACGGATACCTAAAGGTTGTCCGCATCCCCAAGACATAGTCTTTGGGAATAGGGGTTGGAGTTCATCTCCGACGACCCACTCTCCACGCGATGCCCACTCGATAGCGTCCAGGAATACTTCCTGGAGGCCCAACGACCTTAGCATTTCAAGCTGAGGCTCCAAAGGGAACCTGCACGTCGCTGAGCTTAGGTCTACTGAATATACAGTAAGACCCGCAATAAGTTGGGCTTGTGCCCAGCTTGCGCCAGAGGACTGACTAAATGTACAGTCTGTGGCAAGCGGATCCCTGTATCTCGCAATCCAATCATGGATTGGCGAGAGAAGGACTTGGACAGCGGTGTAGGGAGCTGCGTACATACGCAGCTTTCCTCCTCCTTCTTGGGTCCCGTGGATTTCTCCAACTGGGGACTCTTCAGTTCCTACGTACCTCTCAAAGGCCTCCTCAAGAACATCTGTTCTCAAAGGATGAAAGGCCTCCTTCCAATATGGAAGATTGTAGAGCTGTTTGACCTTGCACACTAACTCCAAACCGTCTAAGACGGGTGGATCAAAAGTGTAGGGTGTTGGACCACTACGACTCATGATCTTTCGGAATTGTCGTCCAATTAAGGGCGGTGATTCTGGTTGATCCTTTGTGGGAACCAAACCAAAATATGATGCACCAAGGCTAATTACCTTAGACATCACTGAAAGGGCAAACTCAGTACCATTGTACGGAGTTACAGCGGCAGAAACCGCTTTGTCCGCTTGTTTAGGCGTTACAGCCGGCAATCGGATAGCTCTTGCCATCTTCATAATCCGGATCTGTATGGGTTCAGGATACTTCCTTAGCCCATATACGCACTTAGGGTAACGATGTTTAGTCGCAACCCACAATGGTTTTACTGGCGAACCAGTGAGGTACCACGAAATGGTATCCCCTACCTTCTTTAGGAAGGCTGCAGCCTGTTCCGGTCCTTGGGACCGAACCATTAGTGCAAACCACTCCCCAATGGGCAGTGCATCCTTATAGGACACACCCAAGTTGACCAGCCGCTTTCTTATAAAGCGTGAATAGTCCATATGCTTAACTCCTTGGAGTAATGTGTATGGTCTCTGCTGACAGGAGAGATTACCGGTAGACCCCTGGTCGAAAGACC